AACCACTAAATCATCCGCAGGAACAAATTTAGAAACTGCTCTTTGCATAATTTCATCATAATAAACTTTTTTAAAAGCAGACCCAGCTAATGGTAATAAAAAAAGTAATTGGTCAAACTCAGGAGTATACTCTTCCATTTTATCCATTAACATATAGTTCATGAATTGCTCAACTCGATTTGATTGTTGATACACTTGAGGAGTTTCATCCCCCACAATTTGACATTTAACTGGACCTCCGGATGGAAGTAATTCTTTATAAGCTTGTGCTTGAAATTGAGTAACCGCTTCCGCTAATAAAGGGTGAGTAACATTCGCCGAACCTCGAAAGGGGCGGGTCATCTCTGTATATTTAAATCCTAAAAGATCTAAACCTTGAGTATAACCCTGCTCCCAATCTTTTCTTGAAATTCGATCTCGTTTGTAATCGTCGATTAAAGTGGTCGCCAACCTCTGAAGCGTTCGTTGATCCATTTCGGCTGCAAGATTAGCATGAAAGTCTTGCGGCTCTTCAACAATCTCTTCTTCCAAAATATCTTCAGTTGGGGTTTCGATATCCACCGTAGCTTCTTCAGCTCCTGGAGTTTCAATAACTTCAGTAGTTTTATTCTCGACATCTGCCATTATTAAAATGTTAGTGTTCTTTTATTTCTACCAATTCTTGTTTTAACAAAAACACTACCTTTAGCTTTAATCATTTTACCAGTTTTAGCTCCACCCCAAATTTCCGGATAGATATCCCCTTTTTTTTCTTTGATCGCGTGATGAAGTCCTGATGTACCTGGGTGAATATCTTTAGGATATTTGACGTTTCTCCATCTTCCTGGAGTTTGAGTAATTGCTTTAGTCTCGTGAACGTTTTTATAACCTGGTTTACCTAAATGTTTACTTGCAAGATAAGCTGCACCAGCTGCTGCTGCCGCTCTGAGAATTTTCTTTCCTCTTTTAGCTTTGATCATCGAACCTGTTTTTGCTTTTTTAGTTTTCCAATCTTTTTTACGCTTGCCCCAGTCTCCATAAGATTCATCTCTTGCAACTTTTTTATCGTGCTTGGTTTTTTTCTTACCAAGTCTCATTGCAATCGATTCATCTTCTCTAGAGTAAGTGCCTTGTTTAGCTTTAACCATTGTACCTGTTTTTGCGTGTAGTTCTTTGCGAATTCGTCTTTTCTCAGCCGAAAGGTTTTTCTTACCTTTACCAGTGTGCGCTGTTTCAGCGTCCACTCTACCAAGCTCTTCAATACGATTTTCGCGTCTTGTATTTGCCATGATATATATCTCCTTATGTTTATATAAACTAGTAAGATAATACCACTTACGCTATTCCACTACAACTATCAATGGCTATTTCACAAACTTATCAAACCGAACCTTATTAAACCAGGACTTTTGAACCCCTTCCGGTCCTGGGCTATGGACTATTTTATAGTTAGCCCGTGGATCATCCAGCTTGTACTCTTTGAGAAGTGCATTGGCTTCTATAATAGAATCCGTAACATCACACGTCCAAGCCTCGCCGGGTCCATAAGCATTGGCATAGCATCGGCATTTAATATAATATAACTTTTTCATTTTTTCCCTTTCATTTGTAATTATATCATATGGACTTTTTAGAAATGCTCTAGAATTGAGCAAAGTGAATTAAGGCAAAAAATAAGTGTTGCCGCAGTAGGGGATATTTATTTTTTTTAACTATTGTTTGGAAATTTACTAAAGGAGACTACAGTCTACATTCTTGCCGATAATGAAGCCACCTAGGGCTTTTTTTCTTAAATGTTTTTTCTTCGTTAATATCTTTATACTCTTCTTAATTTTAGAAGGCTCTTGAGACATATGGATTCCCCCATATAAACGAGCATTTTGGTCTAGCCAGGTTTCATCTAAATGACGAGCTCCTTTAAAAGAACCCCGACGTGTTGCTACTGATAAAACCTTTGGATTAACTCGAATTTCTGCTGCTCCTGGATGCATAGCGGATATTTGTGGATGACGGTGTGGTCCTCCTCCTCGGTGTTTCGGTTTTTGTTTAAACTTATAGTAACGATCACTTATGGCTCTTCTAGGAACGTCTTTATGAACGCCCTTCGCTATAAGGTTTTGTTTCTTGCTTGCTTTTTTAATTAATGCTTTTCCGCGTGCGCTTTGGCGCCAAGCTTTTTGGGCTGCTTTTTGAGCGAGCTTCTTCGCTAATTTACGCGCTGCTAATCGTGCTGCTATACCGACTACTACCATAATTAATAATACACAAATCTTTGTCTCTTGTTATAATCTTCAACTTCTTCTTTATCTGAATAAGTTGAAATAAAATATCCTTGTCGATATCTTAACACAGCCTGAGTCACGGTATCTACGTAGTCATCATTTTCTCCATGAGGAAAGGCAGCGCATTCTTCAATGACTTCTTGAGCCCATTTTTCGTCTTCCGGATACCATACTCCTCCGGATTCAAAAACTGGAGCCACCGCGTTGACCCGTGCGTGTTTGTCTTTTCCCTTAGAAGGCACAAAATCAATAACTGGGATTCCCATTCGTCTAAACTCTTGGGTTAAAGGTTGACCCGTGGCTTTTTGTTCAATAATCACGGACTCCGGTTCCCAATACTTGTAGGCATCTAACGCAATCGCTTTTAATTCAGGAAAGTCCCATTTTCCACGGGTCGCGTCTAAAAGCATTAAAGATTCAGGTTGATCTTCAGCGGGTTTAAAAACTCCCCAGGTCGTAATCGCTGAATAGTCAGCGGTTTCTTTTTTAGAAAAAGCCGTATCATAAGATTGAATAACATGTTTTAAAGAAGGCATTCCTCCTGGCCATTTTTGCCACCACTCTCTTTTGAGAATCGCTCCTTCTTCAGAAGTGGGGTTTGGCATGTACTGAGCTGACCAATTTCGAATCGGTAACGAAGCTTTAACTTTTTCAAGTTCTTCTTTATCCCAATACTCAGGCCATACCGGATTACCGGAAGGTAAAATAGCTGGAAAAGAAATTTGTTTCCATTTATCCGCTTTAATTTCTTTTTGAGCTTTGATTAAACGACCGGTCAGATCATTTTCCGCCCAACGCGTCATAACAAGAACAATGGACCCTCCAGGCTGTAAACGTTGCCGGGGTCCTGATGTATACCACTCATATGCACGCTCCATGGATCCCTCGGAGTATGAATCCTGCTCTGTGTGGGGATCGTCAATAATCAATAGATCCGCTCCACGTCCAGTGATTGCTCCTCCTACACCTGCGGCGAAATATTCGCCTCCATGATTTGTTTCCCACTTGCCCTTAGCTTTTGCGTCTTCTCGTAGTCTAACATCTCCAAAGACTTGTGAATACTCAGGGGAAGCCAATAAATTACGAACCTTACTACCAAAACGAGTAGCTAATTCTGTATTGTGAGAAACTTGCATTAATTTCATTTTAGGATTTCTTCCCATTAACCAAGCTGGAAAATAAACCGAAGCAAATTCTGATTTAGTATGACGAGGGGGCATGTTAATAATTAAACGACCCTTACGCTCATTAGCAATTTTGGTATATTCATTTGCAATAATTTGATGATGGCCCCATTCTGAAGGGTTAGCAGTTTTTCTATAAATAAATTCAGGCCATACTTCTCTAACAAAATATAAAAAATTATCTTGGCAAAGTTTAATATGCTCTATCCAGGTTTTTTCAACTCGTGTTCGAAGTTGTTCAGTGGTAAGTAATTCAAGGTTCATAAAGTTTAAAAATTCCAAAAAATTTTTAGCAGGAGTCCCATATCGTTTGTTACCCCAGTCTTTCTATTGATCTTACTCTTTACTCTAAATATTTTCAATACTCTGTACACATAAGGTCGGCAAAATGGGAGAAGGGAGAACGGCAACGGGCGGAAGGAATGAGCCTTGTTGTGGCAAGGCGGAAGATCCGCCTTGCTCTAAGTTAGTTAGGAATACTACGGAACATACCGTAGATACCCACGCAGATAATGGCAAAGCCAAGCCATATCTCTACCTCAAACATATAAATAGTGCCAAGCATTGCAAGAGTAAATCCGCCAAGTAATCCTATTAATCTAATGACCATCAATACACCTCACCTTGCGTCCCATTAAATCAAGATGGATAATATTCTTATCACATCTAACGCAACGCAATTGAAATCCTTGCGGTGTTGCCCCGAACTCAAACCTAGCCCACTCACGTGGGCTAGATTTTGCAGGTCTTTTATTTAAGCACGATTTACAATGCCAAAAAGACACAATGCTCATTTGATTCTATCCAAAGTGTTCTTAATCTCTTTGACTAAGTAAGGCACTCTGTCCTTTTCTTTGGCAGGCAACATCACAAAAATATCTCGCTTAGTTGCTTTGCATAATGCATCTAATATATTTTCCAAAAGAGTTTGCATTATTTATTTTCCTTAACAAGTCTATCCATCACCGCATCAACAATCTGCTCTCTAACTTCATCATCTTGTTTTTGCTCTGTAGATTTAAGACTTACTTTTATTTCTGTACTCTCACTAGCTTTTAAATAGTTTGCGTACAGTTTAGGTTGTTGCTCTTTGAATGTCGCAGTATCAAATCTCATTGACTTACGATTTATTCTTTGAGCAAAGCCCTCATACTTATCAAGACCCGTTAGCATAATTGCATTAGTCTTTTCAAAGTAAGGTAAGATCTCGTCCTTTAACAAGTCTTTTTGTTTTGTTAAAGTCTTGATCTGTTCTTTGATCAACCCATAATTAAGAATTGCCGTTTTTTCTTTTTTGCCAATTCTAACTTTAGGTTTTTGTTTTGACTCTGTCATAACTTTTCTCCTTTTGTTAGTTGTTAGACAATTGAAATCTTATCAAATCCCATATTGATAGCAAGGTTAAAATAAATTAATTTCCACAATACCCACAAGCCACAATAATAACACTACCCATAGGGGTATAGTAAATATAAACATACTACTCATAATTTTTTGCAACCCAAGCGGGAATCCAGTGTAACTTCACCACGCTTGGGCTTCTTGCAACGGCAAGTTAGCAAACTTTAAAGCCACCGCATTCACGTAAAAACTTTATAAACTTTTTGATATTTTCAAGTGAAAACGGATAATGTGCTGAACTATCATACTCTTGATAGATCTTATTCCATTTATCATTCAAGTCTTTCGGATAGTCACGCGGTGCTATATTTTTATTCCCTGTTTTAGCTATAGCGTCCATTTTTAAAGATTTCATTTTTAAATCAATCTTTTTATTATGGATTGCCGCTTTTTTCATCATCTGTTTATGCTTGTCCTCTGTTTTTTTTGCTACATCACTCTTAACAAACAAGCTAAGGGCTTCCGCAATTTTGATAGCCGTTGCTTTGTTATATGTATAACCACTATTGTCGTGCAAGTGTGCTCTTTGTTTTTCATTTAAGAAAAAACATAAATGCTCAACAAGATCAGCTAACGGTCGCCACCACCAAACATTATTCCTGAAGTAAAGCCCTGCATTCGCCTCTTCAAACTTTGTTTGTTGTTTAAAATACTTCTTCAACTCAGCGTCTGAAGCTTTTTGAAAGTCTACTTCTGTAGGTTTTTTACTTCCAGCTTTGATCGTTGGATTAATTCCATATAAATCAAATCCCATATTAATCACCACCTTTCAACTGAACATTATAATATCCCATTGAAATAAGATAGTAACAAAATATTACAGATTATTACAAGGGCTACAATAGTTCGCTGATCGGTTGGTTTCCCACGATCCCCTCAGTGACCATTATAACCCTCGTAATACGC